GCAATTCAGTCGGATGCGGTTAAACCGATTAGTTGTTGTCAGCTCAAACCAGGAAAAACCGCCGGTGCCGAAATCAGACAGCGCCTGTACCTGGTTGGTGAGCGTGGTTGTGTTCGCAATAAAAACAACCAAGACAGCATTTGTCTGCGTTAAATAGGTGCTGGCAGCCGTACTGGTCTCCAGCTTGTCCGTGTTCAGATTCGTGAAGTTGGCGTCTACCTCGGCGTGGGTAAGAGGTGAACCCTTGCCGGCTCTGGTGACGATGGTGCTCATGGCAATTCTCCTGTAGTAGCAGTTTAAGGCTCGAAGACCTGGCGGAAGGTCACGTCAACTTTGCTGCGCTGGAACTCGTACATTTCGCGGGTCCAGCTGGGGCAGATCCACTTGTAGGACGTGGTGGTGTCGGGTGGGGTCCAGTCGAAACTGGCGTTGTCGGCGGCGCGGTCGTTTAGGAAGGTTTCGATGATGTCGGCGTCAGCGTCGGTGACGTTGAAGCTGAGGCGCCACTCTTTCGGATTTTGGTTGAGGCCGTAGGTCAGGCGCTGTTGGTAGCCGTCGCCGAATTGGACCGTGCGGACATTTGGCTGACTGCTCTTGTTGGCCGAGTAGGTCGGGTTGTAGCTGGGGAAGGTGGCCATTAGGCGAGCAAGCCTCCGGGGCGTTTTTGTTTAATGAGTTCTTGCTGGACCGCGATGCCGATGGCTTTGCCGAGCTGGCTGGCTTGGTTGCCATCGCCTTGCACATTAGACCCGCTGGCGTCCACATTCACCACGACGTTGGCGCTCCCCATCCCAAGGCTGTCGTTGGGCACGATACCGCCGCTGCGGCCTGGGACGAACAACTCGGGGCCTTTTTCGCCGACGATGTAGGGCGAGCCAGCAGATACGGGACCGCCTGCTGCTCGCATAGGAATTAGCGACGGAAGACTAAAGCCTGCGGATCCGATGCCAGCGCCGCTAAACGCTGCCGCACCGGATACCGGACCGGCCCCTGTAAACAGCGTGCCACCGGGGAAAAGCCGGAGCGCACTGTTCAGAATCGTCATTTCGATCCACTTGGAGATGATCTGAGCCGCCATGTCTAGGAAACGATCCGCAACTGTTTGGAAGAATGCGGATAAAGCCTCTTGAGCAGTCATCGCGCCAGAAGCGACTCCTTTAAAGGAGTTGGCAAATGCTGAACCGATGCCTTCAGCAACGCTGGCTAGTTGTTCAGCTGGAGCGATGAGTTTTTCGAGTTCCAAGCGGGCTTGCTCAGCTTTTCCTCCTAGTTCGCCGCCAGTTAAAGAAGGAACAAGATTCATATTTGGATTAAATGCTAGGCCCGGCTTACCAGCGCCTACAAAAGACGCCATCCGCTCGAAGTTCAGGTTGAGAAGATTAGATACACCAAGCATGGCGTATAGATCTTCTACCTGCTGTTTTCTTATTACACTAAGTTCTTTTTCGTATTCCATTCTGGAAATTTGAATATCAAGTGTTTGTGCTTCAACCAGAGATGCACGTTCGGCGTCACTCAAAGATTTGTTCAAAAGTTTTACATAAGTTTGCATACGCTCAGTACGCGTTGCTTCGTATTTACCTTTCAGTTTGTCTTCTTCGGAGATAGCTTTTGTGAGATTTAGTTCTGCTTGTTTTTTGGTTACTAAGTCTTTGGCGCTACGCAGTTGTTCTTGGAGTTGCTGTGCCAAACGTGCTGCATCTTTTGCGGCTTTGTCAGAACCACCGCCCGATGGTGCTGCTTGTCCCAGTCCGCGAACGTCGATAGGTTTTATTTTTGTTTCCGCTGCGGCAACTACTTTTTGCTGTTGTGTTTCTAATATGCGGAGACGGGCTGTTTGTGCGACGGTTAGGTTTCCGCGCATTGGGGCTGCACCGCCTGTCTCTTCAAATAAAAGTTTTCTTGCGCGTGCATTAGCTATAGCTGTAGATTGTGTGCCACCGCTAAGCAAATTAGCAATACTTTGTATGCCTTGGGCGGCGAGGCTGATAATGCCGGATAGTCTTGCTGCGAGCCAGTTAAATGGTGGGGTTAGGGATTTAACGATTGCACCACCTAAATCTCCGATGGCTTTTCCGAGATCTTTGGACGCTTTGCCGAGCATTTCAATGCCCGTAGCGGGCTTTTTGACTGCTTGAGCACCTTTGTTACCTACATCAACAAGAGTATCGACAAGATCTTGAACGGAAATTTGACCTTTTTTGGCCATCTCCAATAGGCGATCTCTTGAGACACCCAGTTTGTCAGCAAGTGCCTGCTGGATATTGATTCCTTGGCTGGTTAGTTGGTTAAGCGTTGCCTGGCTTACTTTGCCGGACTCCAGGGCAGATGTAATTGCGTTGCCTACTTTGTCAAACTGGCCGCCGTACTTTTCAGTAAGTGTTGTGGTTAATTTAATTAGTTCTGCTTGGTCTTCAAGTTCTAAGCCAAGGCCGCGAATATTTTGGATTACAGCAGTGAACGTTTCTACATCAGTATTTGCGGTTTTAAATGCGCTAGCAAGGGCTTGGGCCTGTTGTGCGGAAAAACCTAAATCCTGTCCCAGTTGTTTTACGGCTTGGCCGCGAGATGCAATATCCCCAAGTAACGTGCCGACGATGGATAGACCAAACCCAAAACCACCACCGAGTGCACCACCGGCTAAACCACCTAAGCCACCACCTACAGCCGCGCCAGCACCTTGACCAAAAAGCAGGGGAAAGCCTCCACCGATAAGAGCACTACTTAGTGCTTGTCCTAGACGCCCTGCCATTCCTCCTCCTGCTCCTCTAGCTAAACCGCCTCCGGCCGTTGTTGCCGCAAGTGCCGCAGGGGAGCCCGGCATGTTTGCGGTGCCGCGCAAGGGTGATGCAGGACCTCTACCGGCGCGGATATTTGCTGCTTGCGGGCCTTGTAGACCAAAACCTGCGTTGGCCGTAGCAGTAACTTGACGGCGGTTTGCTACTTCTTGTGCAATCAAAAAGTTACGCCTAGCGCGAGCTTTGTTCTCGATCTCCATTGCGCTTACAAGAGATCTGACGGCCATCTCTTCTTGTCTTGTTCCCTGTGCAGCTTTTCTTAATGCGTTTTCCGCTTTAAATACAGCACGGCTATAGTTTTCCATGCTGGCAACGTTAAAACCTTTGCCCTCAAGCAGCTTTGCGTTTCTGTTAACAACATTGATTGAATTGTTGAGTCTGTTAAGATTTTTTATCAGGCCATCTACCTGTGCGGCACCGCGGACGGCAATCTCGATGTCTGCGGTGTATTTCGCCACGGCTACGGAACATAGTCTGGTACTTCAGTTTACGCCGTAAAAAGCCGCCAGGGTTAGTGGCGGCGTTTAGCCTTGTCGAGTTCCTTTTGCTGGTCCTCGTTCAGGATCTGGAAGTAGGCGCTCCAGCCGAGTAATTCCTCAGCGGTCATCGTGGTGCTGATTTCGGAAAGGGTCTTGCCTAGTTCTTTGGCGACTCCGAATTGGAGCATTAGCCAGGTGTCTTTCCGAAGCTCGGCACTCAGGATTTTGGGTCGATGGGTTCCTCGCCGTCGGTCAGGATCGCCAGCATCAGGGCTTGCAGGTCTTTGTCCTTGACTTCATTCTTCAGGACGTCGATTTCGCCAGCGTTGAAGATCTTGGCGCCAGTGTCGTCCAGGGCTTTGGTGATCAGCAGCTGGAGGGCGAAGGCGTTGGCGTCGTCGGACTTGGCTTGTTTTTGGGCGCGTTCGCGCTCGGCCATGGTCAGCGGAGTTACCCACATCTCAAAGTCGCTGCCGTCGCTAAGGGTGACGGTCTTTTTGGCGGGCTCCAGGTTGGCGGCCTTGCGGAGGCGGTCAATGGCGCGGACGGGAACAGGCATACAAAGTGCTTGTTTATGGTTCTAATGTAGCGGACTAGACAGCAAAAAGCCCCAGTTGCCTGGGGCCGAGTGCTGATTTTGAGTTGGATCAGGACTGGGAGAAGTCAAAGGTGGGGGTGCCAGCCGGGCGGAAGTTGACGGTCACCGATTGGGCGTCGTCGGGGTTGATGTTCAGGCTGGCGGAGGTCAGCACAGCGTCGAAGCTGATCGAGCGGCTGAGGGTCTCGCTCAGGCTGCCGCCGCTGAACACCCGGTCGGTGTACAGCTTGAAGGCGGCGCCGTCTTGCTGGCGCTGCAGCACGTCCTGGATCATGCGGTTGGACAGGGCGGCGTCCTCGTTGGTCATGTAGACCGTGGCGGTGCCGGTGCCGTCGCCGAAGCCGCTGATGTAGGTGCGGAAGGGCACGTACTGACCAGGGGTTTGGCCGATGGTGGTGACGTCGATTTCAGCGCGGCTGATCTCGAAGCTCCAGTCGCGGACTTGGCCCACAACGGCGAAGTCGGCGTA